CCTGCGGCAGTTCCGTCTCCTGGCCCCGCGTCAGTTCCAGCACGTCGCCCTCACGAGGGGCGACCAGATCGTCGGGTGCGAGGGTGGCGACGGAGGCCCGCCCGCGCATGACGAACCGGATCACCCCCTCGGTCTCCACCGCGTCGAAGCCGAAATGCCGCGACAGCGTGGTGATCGAGGCGCGCGGGCTTTCGAGCGCGGTGATGGCGTAGCCCTCGACCGCGCCCCAGAGGCCGGTGACGTCGATGCGATACTCGGGCAGCCCGGCGCGCAGGCAGAGGTGCCGCACGAGCGCGGCCAGCGACACCGCGCCGAGCCGCCCGGTCAGCCAGTGCCCGAGCCGCCAGTTCGCGCCGTCCGTCCAGACGTCGGTCAGCGCCGGGAAGAACGGATAGGGCCGCGCGTCCCAGGTCCAGGCGGCGCATTCGGGCACATGCACCATCCGCCCGCCGTAGACCGAGGACAGCGGGTTGTTCGCGGCCTCGCCCCACCAGAGATACGTCGCCTCGAGATAGGCCCGCTGGATGGCGTCGTCGCGCCAGCCTCGCGAGAAATGCGGCGTGAAGCTCTCGGACGACTTCGGGTCGAAGAAGACGTTCGGCTGGTTGGTGCCCCGGTCGATGGCCGGGCAGCCGAGCTCGGTGAACCAGATCGGCTTCGACTGCGGCACCCATGCCGTCGGCGTCCCGCTCTCGATCCCGCCCGGGCGGTTGTAGTGCGGGTTCGACCACCAGGCACGCAGATCCTTGGTGCGGAAGACCCATGGCTTGCTGGCGGCACCGTCGGTGATCGGGGTGCGCACCTGCGCCGAGCGATCCGCCGCGCCGGCGTAGAACCAGTCGAAGCCTTCGCCGCCGGCGATGTTCGCCTGCAGGTAGGCCCGGTCATGGATCGCGGGCCAGCCTTCGCCCGCATCGGCGTGCTCGAAGCCATCCCGCCAGTCGGAGAGCGGCATGTAGTTGTCGATGCCGATGAAATCGATCTCCGGATCGGCCCAGAGCGGATCGAGATGGAAGAACACGTCGCTGCTGCCGTCCTGCGGATGGTGCCCGAAGTACTCCGACCAGTCGGCGGCGTAGCCGAGCTTCGTCCCGGACCCGAGGATCGAGCGCACATCCGCGAGCAGATCCCGATAGGCCTGCACGGCCGGATAGGTGGACGCGCCCGAGCGGATGGTGGTCAGCCCCGGCATCTCGGTCCCGATGAGGAATGCATCGACCCCGCCCGCCGCCGCGCAGAGATGGGCGTAGTGCAGCACCATGCGCCGAAGACCCCAGTCGCCCGATGGCCCGGTCCAGGAGACCGACTCACCCGAGACGCTGAAGCTGGCGGGCGTGGCCGCGCCAAACAGCGCCGCCACTTGGCTTGCGGCCGTGGCGGTCTTGTCCACGGTTCCGGCGAAGCCAGCGGCAGGCGAACAGGTGATCCGGCCCCGCCAGGGGAATACAGGCTGGCCCGTCTCCGCGGCGTTGTCGCTGTAGGGGTTCGGCAGCGTGTTGCCGGGCGGGACATCCATCAGGATGAACGGATAGAAGGTGACGCGCAGCCCGCGCGCCTTCATCTCCTGGATCGCCTGCACCACGGCGAAGTCGGACGGCGTGCCGCCATAGACCGGGCGGTCCTGATCGTCGCGGCTGACGAGGAAGGCGTTGGCGCGGCTGACGCCGTTCACCGACCAGCTGGCGGGGGTGGTCGACTTGGCCGACACCTCGACGCCCGGCCGCACCTTGCACGATCCCGCGCGCAGGTCGTCGCCGAACCACGCGACGACGAGGCTGACGCTCTCGACCGCCGGGGCCATCGCCTGCAGCCGGTCGAGCGCTTCCACCATGTCGGTGGAGTCGGCCAGCGCGTTCAGGTTCTCTGGCACCGTCGCGCCGCCATCGGTCTTGCGGATGGCCTGTGTCGCGTAGGTGAACTCGCCCGAGGCCGGGATCATGGTGACGGCGCGGGTCAGCCCCTCGGCCGTGTCGGGATCCGCGAGCGGGCGGAACACCTCGAAGGAGAGCTGCGGCAGGCGGTTGCCATAGGTCGAGAGCGCCAGTTCCTCGAAGACGACATAGGCGGTGCCGCGATAGGCGGGCGTGTTCGCCGCGCCCATCTTCGCGGCAATGAACGGGTCCGCCGTCTGCGTCTCGTCACCCGGATACCAGCGCCAGGTGACGCCGGAGAGGTCCATCGGCTTGCCGTCCGCCCAGATGCGGCCGATGCCGGTGATCGGGCCCTCGCACAATGCGACCGCAAAGCTCGCATAGTACAGATACTCGGTCGTCTTGACCTTGCCGCCGCCGCCGCCCTTGCCGCCGCCTTGGGTGGTGGTCTTCGTCTCCTCGCGGAAATCCGTCGCCCAGATGATGTTGCCGCCCATGCGCATCCGGCCGTAGAGCCGCGGGATGACCGCACCCTCGGTGGCCGAGGTGATGCGCAGCGTGTCGAGCCGCGCTCCCTCGATGCGCTGGGTGGGCGCCAGCGACGAGATGATCCAGCTGTCGACGACCGAGCCGATGGTGGAGCCGATGAAGCCGCCGATGGTCGCGGCGCTGACGCCGAGGATCGCGCCGCCGATGCTGCCGCCAATGGCGGCACCGGCTGCGCCGAGAACGAGGGTGGCCATGTCGGGGTCTCAGCGTTGCGGGAACAGGAAGGCGAAGGCGATGCGCCGCCGCCAGGATGAGGTGAGCGGTTCCTCGATCACGCCGAGCCGCTCGTAGGCATGGAGGAAGCTGTCGGGGCCGGTCAGAATCCCGACATGCTTGGCGATGGCGCGGGGCCTCATGCGGAAGAGGACCAGCGCGCCGGGACCGGCATCGGCCGGAGAGATCTCGGGCATAATGCGCCGCGCGCCCTCGGCGAGGACCTCGCGCGGGCCGGTTTCGCCCCAGTCCCGGCTGTAGGGCGGGATCGGGAACGGCTCGGGGCCCACGACTTCGCGCCAGACGCCCCGGGCCAATCCGAGGCAGTCGCAGCCAACGCCGCGCAGGCTGGCCTGGTCGTGGTAGGGCGTGCCGAGCCAGGAGCTTGCGACGGCGACGACACGCGCGGGGTCGGCTGATGCGAGAGGTTGCATCACAGCACGCCCCCGTCATGGCCGCCATCCTTCGTCGCGTAGCGCAGGATCGTGTCTTGCCCGGGGATGTGCGGGAAGCCGCGGAAGTTGGCTGTGTTCGCGAACTTCGCCCCGCAGGTCTCCATGCGCTTGTCGCAACCGGCGCGGATGGTGAAGGCGTCGCTCTCGGCGATCGCGCGCACCGGCGCTTCGAGCAGGGTCAGGATGGCGACGCCGTCCGTCACGTCATGGCCCAGCACCTCGGCCTGACGCCCCGCGTTGGAGCCGCTGGTCCATTCGATGGTCCCGAAGGTGAACCAGCCGGCCTCGAACCCGCCTAGGCCCGAAGCGGTGAAGGCCCGGTCGCGCAAGAGATCGATGACGGCGCCCGTGCCCTTGTAGGCCGGGTCCTCGAGATCGACGCCGCAGCGCCCATCGCCGAGCGCGGCGTCGCAGGTCGCCTGGAAGGTCCGCCCCACGGTCTGGCCGAGGACGTGGGCGAGCGAGCGAACTTCGGCGACGAAGGCCAGCCGCCCGCGCCGGATCTGGCCGATGGCGCCGCGCCGCATCAGCACGCGCTGGCCAGTGTCGGCCCAGTTCACCCGCCAGACCTCGACCTCGGCGTTGTCCCAGCGGCCGTCGCGGATGTCGGTCTCGGTGATCCGGTCGGAGGTCAGCACGCCTTCCGCGTCCTGCGCATCGACCGAGAGGTCCGAGCCGGAACGGACCTCTGACGCGGTGAGCCCGCTCTCGGGCTCGAAGTCGGTGCCATCGAATCTGAGCGTCCGGTCGTGATCGGTGAAGCCGAAGCTCACGCCGTCGGCGCGGGCGATCCGCCAGCACCAGGCGAGAGTAGTCGTCCCCTCGTCGAGATGGGCCTGCAGGGCGGTCGAGAGGGATTTCATCGGCAGGTTCCCGTCATGCGGTCGTCGAGATCGGCGATCCAGTCCGCCCAGTCCGGCGGAACCTCCGCGACGGTCTCGGCAGCCGGCCGGGCGAGCCTCGCCTCGGCATAGGAGGCGCAGCCCGCGTCACCAGTCCCCATCGTTGCGGCGCAGCCGGTCAGCAGGATCGCCAGCGCCGCGGCCATCGCGAACCGCGTCGCGCCCGCGTTCGACGCGCTCGTTCCTGTCTTCCATCGCATCGCGTTCCGCCTCCCGTTTGCCTGTGTGCTTTCCTTCCGCGCGTCCCCAGACCCGTCCGAGGACGACGCCCCCGACCGCGCCCAGAGCCGCGATCAGCCAGATCAGGAACTCAGCCATCGTCGCGCTCCCCGCGTGCGGCGGCGACGCAGAGGGCGGCGACGAAGACGCCGAGGCAGCCGCCCATGACCAAGCCTGCGAGGAACTCAAGCATCGCCGCGGAACCCGCGCTCGATCCGGTCGCGCAGACCGATCAGGCCGAGACCGAGGAACATCAGCCCCGCAGGCGAGGCATCGCCAGAGCCGGCGAGCAGCGCGACGAGCCGGGACAGTTCCCCCAGCGGCCCGGTGGCGGGCAGCGCGATGGACGCGATGCCGGTCAGCAGAGCGAGAAGCCCTGCCCACCAGGTCAAGGAGTTGGGACGAACGTAGCGCATGGGGATCAGGCCCTCCGGATCAGGGTGGCGAAGAAGACGGCCAGCCAGGCGAGCCAGCCGGTCGGCGTGGGGGTGACTGGGGCATCGGGCTTGGCGGGTTGCAGGAGCGCCAGAGCTTCGCTCTCTGCCAGCCGCCGGATCGGCCGCGAGAAGTCCACGCGGCCCGCGCGGTCCACGGACCAGACCGGGATCGTACCGCCGGGATAGCGGCCATGGCGGAAGAGATCCCGCTCTGCCTCGCGCCGGGGGATGATCTCGGCCGGCCGCCGCCAGTTCATAAATGCCTGAGCTGCAGCCTCGCGGTCGCCGGCGTTCAGGTGCCGGGTCAGAGCCGCGCGGGCGATGCCGCCGGTGTTGTAGTGGAAAGAGACCAGCGCATCGACCTCGTGCGGTTTGAGAGGCACGGTCACGGCGCGCAGGACGGCGGCCTCGTAAGCAGCCAGATCGCTGCGAAACACCCGGAACGCTGCGCGGATGCCATCGTCCGGATCGGCGGGCATGCCGCGCGGCATCTCC